TCCAGGTCTTCTCTACTTGCAACTAGGGTAAGAGATGATCAGTATTCACCCAATAGAACATACGAGTATCGCTACCCGTATGCCACCCAATCTATACGATACCCGAGAGGTTCCCCTCTCGGTGCTACGCCTTGTGAGGCGCAGCCGTATAGGAGACTAGTGACAGCCGTTGTATCATCCCACCTTCTCAATGGTAGGATATCGACTTGTGGTATGACTGCGCGGATGGCTCGCCAGCCAGACGGGTCTTCTCGTCTGCGGCTAACCATAACCCGCGTTTGCCATTTCTGATGGTCATCATCCGTAATGACCACATCCCCCAATTCTCGGGGACCACGACAATTGCGCACGTCTGTCGGAAGTACCGACAAAATCTTATTCCTCACGCGTTTCAATGCGGGAAGATAAGATTCCAGATCGTATAGCTTGTTAGCCATAACAATCCACTCGGACGGAGTACGCGGCCCTTTAGAAACAAAGATGGGCCGCACATCCCTACCAAGGAAGTAATCTCCACCGCAGGATTCTCGAAAAGGTCCTGTAATGAAGGTTTTCTTCTTATTGATAGAGAAACCGAGGAAACGAAGCAATTGTAGCAAGAAAGGCGCCGCGTCTACGGGAACGATGATATCGTCACCGTAAACAGATAAATTGACGCCAAACTCTGGTTGAATACCCAGAGTCTCCATCGCGAACCACGCTGCCGCGGTGAAAAGGGCAGTCTCTAGCTCAAAAGTAAACCCATTACCCATTGATGAGAATTTCTCGAGTTTTACCTCGTGACCCTCAACTAAGGTGTAAGGACTCCTTAAGCTAGAAAACAGACTTACCCAATCTTGCGGGAAAGCAAGGTGAACGATGGATTCTGCTATAGTATCACTAGCTGACGAAAGATCAATGGTAGCTAGGGAACCGTCCACACTGGCTTTTTTAGCCAATGCTCGGTGAATCGCTTGACTTTCACTCTGGTCAGTACGGCCAGACAGGAAGTCAGCACTCGAGTTCTTGCTCTTAGGAGCAAGAAGGAGGTTCCATTTTTGGAGACGAGACTTCATCTCCTGCCCAACGCTCAATTGGTAAAACAAATTGAGAGTTGGCTCAATACCTATAGAACGATCAGTTAAGGCGTTCTTTGGTACCGAGTCCCAACGATTTCCCCTTACAAGGGGTACGTCGAAAGGAAGCCTAGCTTTTTGATCGAACAGGTCCTCCGAGAATAGAGTACCGCTATGGGCGCGAGCCCACGCGGTCTGGGACCACCCTCTCAGGTGAACCCAGGCCTGTTCCGTCATTTCGGGTATACACGCTAACTTATCTGGAATAAGCATACGTGCACCACGATGCATGACAGTAGAGCCCTTCCCAAAACGCCCCGATAGATCATGGGGCGCACGGCCAAGAAGTCTAGCAGTATTTTTCCGCAAAGAAGAAAAAATCTTCTCAACGCGAGGATCAAGGTTTTCGACTTGATCAACGTACGGCCAAAACTCTCGGTTAGTACGGAAACACTGTTTCTCGGCTTCCCACCACTTGTTCAGGGCGGCAGTACGTCGAGTTTCCTTATCGGCGTCGACTTGAAGCTTCTTACAGAAGCTCGTTGCAAGCGCATCAATAAAGTAAGTTTCCGAGTCCTGGTAAAGGCTTGGGTCAGTGCTGTACTTTGCAACTTCCCCCCACAAACCCTTTCGTGCTAAACTAGCCAGTTCAAGGGCAAGTGGTGTGCCAAGGGCGGAATAGTAATCAACCGCCAAATCCAGCATTTCGTACATGGATTTTCCTCCTTAGATCAACTTACGTCGGGGCAAACCCCGTACGGAAGACGGCTAGCATGAGGTGCGACGTTAGGAGGTTCACTCCTTGCGCTGTTCCCTCATTATTCGAAGCATCAGTATTATCTACTGGTACTGCGCACTGGCCAGAAAAAAGGAGACGTTCCCGAGTCCGCACTAACCCCGTTGTGGAGTCAGTGTAGGTTTCAGGATACGTATAACGAAAATCCACCACACGGAATTTCCCGTTAACGCTGGAACGGCCGTGAACTTCGAAGACGGGACGGTTCGCAGCTACTGTGCCGAAGCTTTCGCATCGCCACACGGCTTTGGATTTGTCCCCCGACGAAGGGGTCATTGCATTGTAGGTGATATTCGTGGTGCCGTCTGCTTTCTTGACGACGATGTCAGCCATTGTGGGCATGACACTTCCTTTCGGGAGGTTATACTACAATTAATACTACTTTGGAAAATGCATTAAAACCGAGACCACAAGGGCCAAGGTAATAAGTAGATGGAATAATTCGTCCATCGCAAACTCCTAAGCAGTAGAGGCACGTGAAGGCCATCCTGAGATCTTATTCAGGGGGCTCCCACGTGAGGTTTTTAGCATCGCATTCGCCACTGGCTGGAAAGCCAGAGCCCAGGCTGTCGCAATACGGGATGGACCCATATTGGGTACGCGGAAAGCCTTAGGTGGAGAGTAAGTAATCTCCAACGAGCGATCCCACTTCACGCCGCGGTAATTTACATTTTCCGATTCCTTTTCCCCATTGTAGAAGCCCCAATGCAGATTGTGTCCTGCCACCGATTGAAATCGGGTGCAGTACGCATCACGCAGTGAGACTCCAACAAA